TAACCACTATTTTGGCTAATGTTGTCTTACCAGTACCAGCTTTACCATAAAGTAAAAGATGAGGCACATCTTCTGATTCAAGATATGCCTTTACTTTTTCTTTAAGATGCTCGTTACCTACATAAGTTGATAAATCCATTGGACGATATTTTTCTACCCATAAAGAATGTGACATTAATCGACATCCTGCATAGCTACGATGAAATAAGTAGAATCATAATCATCAATCTTAAAGTTTACTTTAGCTAGTCCCTCAGTTGAAACTTCAAGAACTGCTGATGAACATTCTTTATTTGCAACTAATACTTCTTTAAAAAGATTAGCATTAAATGTTATTGGTTTATCAACATCACAAGAGGTAGATTCAACTGGAATGTTAACTCTATTTGTATTCGTTGATGAATAACCAATTACAACATCACAGCCTTCACCATTTTTAACCAATGTAAATGTATCTACATCACTTAATGCACTTTTACCTTTGATAAAAGTATCAATGAAATTTCTATCAAGTTTGATTTGTGTTCCAAACTCTGGAAGTCTTTTCATTTGTGGTGGGTCTGATATAACTGATAAATCACTTAAAACATAATCCACAGACACAGGTCCGTTTTTTACTTTAAGTGAAACAGCTTTGTCACCGAATTTTGTTAAGTCTAATGATACATCATCACCTAACACATTTATCAAACTTTTTAATTGATCAGTTTGATATACACCAATTTCAGCTTCATCAAATGGAAATTTATCTACTTTTACACTACCTAATAAAGACTTATCAGGTGTAACAAAAGTAGTTGATATGGAATCACCACTTGACTTCCATTTTACTGAATTTACATTTCCACCTAAATTATATTTGGAAATGAATTTATCTAACTTACTTTTTTGCATCTTATTCTCCTATGTTTAAGATTTATCGTTTAATAATATAATACTTTTTTACCATATAAGTCAAGCATTTTTTAAAAGAATCTTTCTAATGTGTTTGCTTTATCAACAGGCATATCCCATTTTAATGCCTCGTAAAACATTCTGATTTTCTTTTCCAATGCTCTTTCAAATAATTTATCATAATCTACATTTTGTTCTATGAACTCCATAATCTTTGGTGGATCATCATAACCTTTGAAAGCAATTTGTTTAATATTCATCGTATTTGGTTTTAGATAAATCCACTTAATCTTTTCTGATGATTTGATTTTCTCAAAGTTATTCAATCCCCAATATTTTAACAAGTCATTATAAACCCACGCAGCCTTCACATGTACAGGTGTTCCCTTTTTCATATTGGTGAATACTGCATCTTTTGGTGTTGAGTCTTTGAACTTGTTTAGTTTCTTAACACCAGTTGGCAATGCAATATCCATTATATCTGATGTTTTCATTTCTTTCTTGAACTTCATTATCTTTTCATCAATTTCATCTTTATCTACATCACCTAATATATCTTTTAACACTTGTGTCATTAACTCTCTCATCGCAGGTGGGAATGAACTACGAACAATATCTAAACCTTTTACATCCAACTTATCACAAGTCAAACCACCATCATTGATAATCCATTGTCCATATCTTTTCTTCGTAACCCAAAACGCTGACTTGGCCACACACTCCTGTTTGATGTCAAATCTGTGCGTATCACAATTCAAGAATCTCTTAGCAAATAGATTGTAAGATTCATTAATAAAATCTTGAACAACCTTAGCAGTTTCTAATATCTTCTCAGTCATAAATTCGTCATCGCCTAAGTCAGCATTGGGGTAGTCTTTTTTAACTAATGGAATAGCAGAATAGAATACTGAATCTGTATCTGTATAAATACAATAATCTTTATCATCACCAAGTTTATTGTTATAGTATTTGTTGGCTATCCTCTCTGTGAATTTAATCAATTCTTGTCCAGTAACCGTTGTAGCCTCAGCGTTATCAATATCGTAGAATCTAAATACAGGTAATCCTAATACACCATAGAGTGAATTTAGTACAATCTTTTGTACATGCTGTCGTCTTTTGAAATATCCGTGCTGTTCATCATCACCCTCTTCACCATATTTCTTCATCAATCTTTTATATTCAACTCTTTCATCAAACCACTTGGATAACAATGAGGGAATCAAACCTTTTTTATCATTACGATACAGAATACCATTTGAAGAAATAGACACTTTGTTTTTTTCAAACATTTGTTTTAATTCTTCATTATTCATATGTCCTTGAACTTTACCATTCTTTTCCAATGAATAAGTTTTACTCACACCTTTGATAAACTCCTCAGCATTCCAACCATTGACTTTACCAATTTTCATCTCAGGAGATATATTTAAAGTCATAATCGTTGAAGGATACATAGAGGTTAAATCTAAATCAAATACCCAATTGTATTTACCTGGATTAGGGTCTTTGACATACGCACCAGTAAATTTATCGTCTCCACTACGATTCATTTTCTCTCTAGCATCCAATGCTTTGTTGGGTGCAACCACTTCAATATTTTTGAGATACACAAGAATAGCACCCTCTAAATATCTACTACTAAAAAATACATCTTCATATGGAACTCTACCTACATGACATATACCACGAGCTAAATCAATAAACTTTAATTTATCATCAAGTTTTTTGACAATCACCACATCATTTAAATTGTATTCAACATACTTATCAATATCCGTTTCATATAAATCTTGTAATGTTCCTTCATATTCAATCTTACCAAGTCCAACTTCAAGATTACCAATATAATCTAATCGATATGATGATTGTTGGGTGTAGGTAAATAAACGATATAATTTAAGATAGTCTAAACAAGATACACCTGCTATTTTGTATCTTTGTTTATGTTCTGAATAAAACACTTCACCGATTGGTGATAAAGAATTTGCAAAACTATCACCCATAACTCTCCGTGTTCTATTATATAAATAAGGAATATCAAATCCATCAATATTCCAACCACTTAATATAGTTGGATTGATTTCAAGATATTTTTGATAAAATCTTTGTAGTAATTCTTCTTCTGATTGAAATGATTCAACCACATCTGTATTAGGAACATCACCTAAAACAAAACAAGAATATTTATCCATTGTCTTGTCATAGAGAGCTATAGCTGTAATCTTGTTTTCTGCACGATTAGCATCAGGAAAACCATCTGTTACCTCACACTCAATATCAAAATAAACTTCACGATGTCCAACTGATGGTTCTTCCGAATCAGGATACATATCAACAAGTGTTCTTGTTTCAATTGGAATATCTGATTCAAATACTCTACCATTCTGTAAATCTTCGCCAGTCCAAAAGTTTACTTTCTTGAGCTTGTCACCATACAAGGAACGATATGTTCCACTTTGTGATTTTAGATAAGCATATGGTTTATATTGAAACTTGGAATAACCTGCTTTGTCATCCCATAAATGAACTTCACTACTTGTCTTTGTTCTTTTTACATAGATATTTTGATACAATTATTTCCTTTTATCAAATTTTGGATTTTCTTTAGAATTTTCTGATATTGTAACTACATATTTATCGAGATGACCACACTCTTTACACCATATTGGTTCACATTCGTTACCATAAACGAAAGTATGGTTTTCACAATATTCTTTTGCTAATTTAACATCTTTTTTTATGTCTTTATGAAGAATTGGAAGTTTTCTACCATTGTCAAGTTTCCAATCACATGTTTTACAACTTTTCTTTTTCATCTATATAATATACGAAAACTTTCGCTAACTTCCAAATGCTTTTTTATAATATGTAGGTGCTATCCACATATTTAATATATACTTATCATTACTAATTGGTATATGTCCTTTATGTTGATGTGTGAAATACGCAGGCCAAATAACCATTGTGCCTTTTTTAGGTTTAATTTTTAATTTTTGATGATACCATTCTGTTTCACCACCTTCTCTAACATCATTTAAATATGTCATACATACAAGAGCTCTACAAAAATTTTGTGGTGATTTGTTGACATCATGGTCATTATGAAAAAAATGATATCCTTCTTCGGATGACTTGTATTTATGAATCAAAACATTTTTATTCAATTTAAAAAGTTTTTTTATATAATTTAAATTATGATTTGTTGGAAAATCATCTCTATGCATCCATTTATTATTTTCTTTAAGATTTATAAAAGAACCATAATAATCATATTTTTTATTATATTCTAATAAGTACTTAAATATTGTATCTTTTATTTGATTTAATACATTAGTATATTCATCTCCAGTTTGAAATGTATTTCCCATCGTATTAATAGACAACAATTTTTTAGCTTCCACTAAACATATATCTGTAGATTTTTTTGAATCTAAATTTTCACCACCACCAGTTTCTCCACATTTGGTAAACTTCATTTTATCTAAATATTCAAATTCTTTAATTATAGAATCACAAAGTTTATCAGACAATGCGTTTTTATAAATTTCTATAAAATTACCCACCAAATACTTTTTTCTTTCCACCTTCATATTCGTAAGCGTGCCCGTTTTCCATCAACAATTGATTTACTGATTGTTCGTGTCCTTTTACGAATAAATCAGCAAGGACGCGTCCGTATTTTCCTAACCCGTAGGATTTTAATACAAACTTGCCCTCGTCTGAATTTTCTAATAAATCTTTCGTATATGCTTTAGCTGCTAGACCTTTTTTCTTTTCATCTAAATCTCGTGTTCTACTTTCCCAACAATCAACACCCTTGAATCTGATTCTTTTTTTTACCCAAGTATCAAATCCTAAATCAATCATTGCATCACAGGTATCACCATCTACGACTCGTAAAAGTTTTGCTGAATAATTATGTTTTTCAATTTTTTTTGCCATTTTTATCTCCATTGATTAACCACGAGGATGATTGGATTTTTCCACCTCCAACACCCCATAGCATTGTTACATCTAATTCTTTACATACACTAAGTTCAGGAACATTATTTTTTCCTCTATCACCACCATTAGCAAAATAGATTTGATAGTAACCAACCATACCCATATGGTCATTATCAGAATAATCATGTTCAAACTCTTCACCATCATAGATATTATGAACTCGTTTAATTAAATCACAGGCAGTATCATCCGAATCGTCAAATGGTATAACTTGATTCACATACTTGAATCCCTCAATGATTTCTTTTCGTTCTTCAAATTTCATAAATGGTTTTCCTTTTTTCCTTGTTAACCATTCGTCTGAATTTAATCCTACAATAACTTGATGTCCTAACCAACTAGCTTCTCTGAACATTCTTAAATGTCCTTTATGTACAGGATCAAATCCACCACTCATAACTATGATTGATTTTCTCCAATTTGTATTCCAATTTCTATTCACTCATACCTCCGTGTTTTTTTGGTAAACCATATTTGTTTACTCTAATGTAAACCATTTTTTCTATGGAACATACAACTCTATCAGCTTGTATGCTTCTGACATCACAAGCCAATGTGCAACTTGATTTTCCTATCTCTAATGTTTGCATTCCTATCTCCACCACATCACCTTCTAACACTGGATATTTAAAATCTATTTCTGATATATACTTCGTTACAATCAAACCTGTATCTAATTCTAAACAAGCGTGAATACCACCCTCTTCATCAATCCACTTCAACAACTGCCCTCCGTGAAGAGTTCCACGAGGATTTAAGTCTGCTGGTGTTACTAATTTACGAGTTAAAAATTTCATTATACTATTTCACAAACTCCACCAGCACAAGCGGCTTCACCTTTTAAGTCTGTGTTATCTTGTTCTTCTGTAATTCTTGCTAAGTTAATGTTTTTCAATGTTTCCACCATTTTATCATAAGTAGCTTCTTCACAATCTTCAAATGGTGCTTGAACATAAGTTCCACCATCATAAGGCAGAATACTTAATCCATTGTATGCTTTCTGATTCTTCCACATCCATTGTCCTATATCTTCCCACTCGTGTTCTTTAACCGATATTGTAGCTGATACATTATGTGTATTCATTCCACTACGATGTCCTTTTTTGACATAATTCTCACTAATGAATTTTACTCTTTCCAATAATTGAAATGCAGATTCAGTTCTTAATGTTGCCCCCTCAGGTGCTTTTTGTGGAACTGATATAACAGCAGTGTCGTGTGGTCTAAAGTATTCATCTTGAACTAAGTCAGGATGATTCCTTTGTAAATAACCATAGATTGCTTCATTTTTACCAACTCTAATTCTTCTAATGTAGTAGTCATTATGCCAAGCATGAATGCCACTTGATGTTCCTAATGTTAATGATGTTGTACCTGCTGGTTTCACAGTTGTACATCTTGCAGCTGGTTTTACTCCAATTAATTCTGCAACTCTTTTGTTTTCTTCTTTCACTACATTTGCAGCTTCTGTTACATCTAAATCTTCTAATTTGTTAGAAGCTATACCAGTCATTGATACACCAATCAGAGCATCTTTCTCTGTTGTTCTTTGCCACACAGGTCTTAAATAATGAAAGTCTGTATAACCAGCTTGTAGTGTTCCAATGAATGCTCCAGCTTTAACTCTTTCGTTTAAATCTTCTTGTGATTCTACATTTGATACATTGACTTCTGTCAAATTACAAAACTGATATGGTCGTAGTGCGATTTCACAACAAGGATTAGTTCCCCAATCTTTATCATTCGTTAGATAAATACCTGGCTCTCCACTACCACTCGCTTTAATCTTTTCCCATAATTCAAAAAAGAAATCTTCTGTTATTTTAGAACGAACCAAAGCAGCTGAATTATTTGCTCTTCCTCGTTGAGGATTTGTTTCCCACCATTTTCCATACTTACAAGAAATCATTGAATCATCATCAGCTGAAAATAATGAAATTAAAGCTGCTCTCCTTATCCCACCAGCCAATACCGCATCAGCTATGTGACATACGATGTCGTGAACCTCCAATGTGGTTAACTTATCACCATTGTCTTTTGTTTCTAATATACCATTTATCTTAACTAAACATTCTCTTAATGGTTGAGGACCTGGTGCTTTACCACCACTTGTAACTAATTCAGCACCCTTTGGGCGAATGTCTGAAAAGTCAAAATGAATATGTGAACCACCATAGAAATAAGATTTAATCAATACTTTAACTGCGTCAGCCCAACCTTCAATAGAATCACTAATCAAGTATCTCCTTCTTCTTTTAAAATTTGGTAAATGTATTTCAGGTAATTGTTCTACATGATGTTGTTGAACTGAATAACCCACACCAGTTCCACCTAATAGTAAAAACATTACTTCTGAAAATGACTGCCAATTATCAATTGGTAGATAAGCACAATTGTAAACACGATTAGGTGAAATCTCTATTGGTTTACCAGCAAATTGCATACTTCTCATTGATGGTAATACCTTTTTATCTAATACCATTTTATAAGCTTTATCTATTTGTGATTTTAATTCTGGATATTTCTTGATGTGCATTTTTTTGTTTCGTTCCACCAATTCTTTCCAAGTCTCTCTTCTTTTCTTTTCCGGCAAATACCTTGCGTATTTCATATAGACAGTAATATCTGACAATATCTTTGTTGAAATATCCATTTCTCTACTCTCCTTGAACCTCTGTGATTTTATTTATTTTGCAACCTTTAGGGAAGACACCTATAAATATCACTTTAATAATTTCTTTTTGATTTTTTTATTTAAATAATACACATAAATGTTTTTTGGTTTTACTTGAACTTGAAATACATCAGGATCTCCAGCCTCATATCTTCTTTTCAAAGTTCTACCAAATTGTCTTTTACTCTGATTCAATGAACGATTATGTCGTAGCACCCCATCGACCGACAATTTACTACCACCACCAGTTTGTCCTAAATAATGAAAGTTACTTGCCTTATATATTATACCCTCATGTCCCTCTTCCAAATCAGCGAATGAAACAATAACCTCTACATCAGTATTTTGTTTTATCCATTTATGACATTGTGAGATGAAATAACTTTCTGTATTCTTTGGTGTATCATCTATACAACATAATCTTCTCAACTCCCAACATCTATCAGGATTTATTGGATTATACTTTTTAGCAGTAGATGGCATTGATGGATAACAATACATAGCTGCTCCAATCATTTCCTTATCAAAACCAAACTTACCCTCACGAAATAACGCGAAACATTGAATGTGTTGAACACCATTAATGCTATGTGAATAATGGTGCTTTTCAATAAAACTTGATATTGTTTTTCTTGGTACTGGTTCTACTATAAAATCAGTTACTTTCATAATTCCAATAATCCTCTGGTATTATTATATGGGTTGGATATTCTGAATCCCAATAATCATTCATTCATTAAATCCTCATATCTATTGGATAACATTTTTTTCATTATATTATCACGATTATCTATTTTATCTTGTTGTTCTTTACCACCAACACTACTACTTTCATATATGTTTATAATACCAGTGTTAGTATTTACTTTAGCAGGATAAGTGATACCATCAGGACCAAATCTGTTTTTAATTACATGGAATCTACCTGTGTTACCAATCTTATCTTCTACTTTCCTACTTAATGACATTACAAAATCAGCAGTCATAACTTTTTGATATGATTCAGATACTTTTGTAGCCTCAATCACATCTTCGTCAAGAGCACTTCTGTTAGCTTGTGAAGCAGTCCATATTGGAATCTGAAATTCACCAGCAAGTCCTCTTAAATCTTCATAAATATTTCCAAGTGCGTGTCTTACTTCTCTTGAACCACCTACATCTTTTAATATATCAGCGTAATCTACAACAACCATATCAACCTCTGTTCCAAGATTTATGATTCTTTTCAGATGAGCTGATAATGTATTTACACTAGCAGTTTTTGTTGGGAAGTATTTAATAACTAAATCACCTTTTAATTTTTCCATTTCCGTAACCACATCATCTTTATGATATTTAAGATTCTGATTTGCAATACCTGTAAATATTGAATCATATCTCAAACCAACATAAGCTTCATTCAATTCAAGTGAATAATGAACTATGTGTTTTCCTTTTTTCATTGAATTAGCACCAATTGCAGCTAACACCCAAGTTTTACCAACACCTGCAGGTGCAACAATCACACCAAGTTCTCCACCACCTAAACCACCTTGAGTCAATTCATCTATTACATCCCAACCAGTTGGAACTGTCGTCCTAGCTGTCTCCGAATACCTATCTTCAATATGCTCAACATATTCGTGTCCGATATTTCTTTCAGTACCAGCCCTCAAAGCATCATCTACAATAACTTTGATTTGTTCATAATCACCTTTTGATTCTAATATCTCAACTGATTGTAGAATAGCACTTTTTAATGTTTGATTTTTGAAAAAGTCAAGACATTTATCTTGTATAAAATCTAAATCAGGAGCATCAATGTATCTAAATATTTCCTTTAAGTTCTCAAGTATTGACACCTTGAGAACATCATTTTCTATTTCATTTACCTTAACTTTAAATACATCAAGTGTTATACATTTTCTATATTCATCAAAATAAGCCTTACATTCTTTTATAATCCATTTTATTCCGTCATTGTCATAATTTTTTTCATCAAGTATATCATGAATTTGTTCAAGAAAAGTCTGATTTGTCATAAGACAAGCTACTGACTTAACTTGAAATGTATGTCCAAAATCTGTTAACTTATCCATTTTATTCCTTTTTCCTTTGCCTGTTGTGAAATATCTTCATAATTAAAATTAAAAGATATACTTATTCTATCTTCATCACTAAAATTTGTTCCTACCCTATGTGGTAGTTTCCCTCTAAAAAAATATAAATCACCCTCTTTGGATTTAATTTCTACTTCTTTAATTGAATTCTCAGCTTTATATATATCATAATATAATGTTATCAAATCAGGATCCCAATGTGTATCCATAAAATATAAATTTCCACTGTTTTTAGGAATTTTTACATAATAAACACCTGAATAATAGGTATGTCTACCATGAGTATGTCCCTCATTGTAATTATTTTTTTCATTCACACATGACCAAATTTTATGTGGTTTTATAATACCATTGATGTTTAAAATTTGTTTAGAAAAAAAATCAGAAATTATTTCTATCAAATCCTTAAAATTTTCTCCCTTTAAACCTTTACTATGCCAACCACCATAATTACTTTTAACTACTCCTTCTTGATTTTCTTCTTTTAATTTATATATTTCAGATTTCAATTTTTTATTTAAAGTGTTATAATTAGGAACTTTAAATTTATAAACATAATTTGGAAATACTTTAATCTTATTGTTCACTCAATCCCCTAAATCTGTCTAATCTGGTAAACTCCATTATCCAACTATCAAGGTTCGGAATAGCATTTGTTAATTTATCTTTCAAAAACATAGTTTGAAATTTATACTTAATCAATTGTGGAACTTTACCATTTACAGCTCCTTGTATTTTCATCTTCGTATGATTTGGTATATCCACATTATTTAATTGCATAAGTAAGTAATTTCGTTTAATTAAGTTACTACTTTTTTTTATATTTTCCAAGAACTTTATTTTGCCATCCGATTTTTCTGCAAATTCCAATAAATCTTTAGCAGTAAATTTCTTATCATCTAAAATTCCTGGAAGAAATTTTTTCACAGTCTTTAGTCCTGCACCTTTTATTCCCCCTATATTATCCGACTTGTCACCATCTAATATTCTATAGGTTAACATATTTTGTGGATATATACCATATTCATCAAATATAGCTTTTTTATTGTATAATTTCTTTTTTGTAGGACTCCATATTTTTACCCTATCATCTACAAGTTGTAAGAAATCCTTATCAGTTGACATTAATATACAATCACTTTTTGGTAGTAATTGTTGAGATATATAAGCCATTGTATCATCGGCTTCTATTCCATCAACTGACACAAGTGTTAGTGGTAATTGTTCCAAGTATTCAATCAACCTACCCATTTGTTGTTTCATAGATTGTTCTTCATCTTGTGGAGCTGTTCCCCAATCTACATTACGATTAAGTCTTCTCTTTACTTTACGAGTACCTTTGTATTCTGGATATATCTTTTGTCTTCTCTTTGAGCCACCTTTTCCATCAAATACAATAATACAACGAGATGGTTTTAGTATATCACAAGTATATCTAACTGATTTTAGAAATCCCATCATACCACCAATGTGTAATCCATCTTCATTAATAGCAGGATTAACTGCGAATGACCTAATAAATGTATTTAGGCCATCCACAATCAATACTCTGTCGTTTAGATGATTTACAGCTTTATGTGTATCATCTTTAGTCTGTTCTAAAAAAGATATGTATTTTTCATTCAAGTCTTTTTTAGAGTTCATCTACAGCTTCCTCTGTTTCTGTTACAT